CGGATAGTATTACTATCGAGTCGCGGTTTACACGACATGCTACTTCGACAGTTTGGTCTGGCTGGAACATTGCTGTCCACGCCATATAAATAATAGCACAAGTAGTTTTGCCAGTCTGTCGGGGTAACAAATTAATGTTAAAATTATGCGTGTGATTACTTTCCATAAGCTCTGCTTGATAGTCAAACGGTTCAAATAAAAACTTGCCGTGGTTCGGATGCTGAATATACACGAAGTTTCTTGCAAAATACATGAACCCAGTTTCGGGATCCATGCATTTAATAAGTTCTTGTATTTTTACTTCTTCAGATAGCGCCGTAGTCATTTAGATTCCTGCTAGTTTTTGTATGTCGGTCATTGCTTGATCCTTCTTAGCTCCTGGCTCAGGTGCTGTTGAACTTACGCGCTTAGTTGCTACCTGCTTAAGTGCTTCAACGGGGTCAATACCTTCGCTTATCTTTGCCTTCGCTTTTACTTTTTTAACAGGTGCTTTAGCTTCGCGGACTCTTTCTTCAACAAAGTCGTTGTGCATCAACCAAGCCATAATGTCATCGTATGAAATAGGTCCAGTTCCTGTGTGGTGAGATGCTTTAGTTAGCATGCGCGCCAGCTGCTTTGCACTGAATGGCGAAAGTTTAGTTTTTGACGTTTTCCACGTAGGAACCGCTTTATCTAACAGATACTCAATATCTAAGGATAAGTCATCTTTACCAAATTCCTTAGATGACTCGTTTTTGATTGATGATTTACCTTTGGCAAATCCTGCTAAGAAATCCATATCAGTAGGACCGTACATATCGCTAACATTTATATCGCTTGTACTGCTTCCTTTTTTCTTGCCGTGCTTAACACCTGCGTTATATGCACTTAAGTTAGATCCCGTGCGGTCTGTTTCTGTTACTTTTTTTTTAGTTTTAGTTTTAGAAAATCCTTCGCCTAATTTTGTGCGTAATTCCTTACGTAACGAAGCTTGCAATGATTCAACATTCATCGGGTTATCGCCGCCTGCAGAAGGACCATATGATTTTTTAGGCTTGTTAATACCACCAGCAAGATCCTGTGTCATATAATTAGTACCCATGTACTTCTCATTTGGCTCATTTGCGTACTCTTCCATGCTTGCAAATACTTCTGAATCGTCTGTATCGCCCGTGTCGTCGGTATCGCCTACGCGTTCGGTGTCGCGTATTAGGTCATGCAGCTTTTGTATAACTGTACTTTTATCCATCTTAGTTAATTTTCTAAGTAACATAGACGCATCTACGTCTTTAAACTCTTTTCTAATATGGTCCGTAAACTTCATAGTAGCTTCGCGATCGCGTGCCGCTGCGGCAGTTACTAAACTTTGTAGCATTTCTAATTCGCGGCCGTCTTTAGTTGACCAGGCTTCGTCCATGCTCGTGTCTTCGTTTTCAGGCTGTGGTCCTGCGTCGCGTGCAAACTTGCGGCGACCGCTAATTGCCTTATTTGATTTACCGCCGCTTAACTCGTGCCCTAGATCTCGTATTTCCCCACCAACTTCGGCTTCGTCGTATGCATCTGCTGCATCGATCTGCTCGCCGTTTTGATAAAACTTAATCAAAGACATTGCTTTATCTAGATTGTCGTTTGAGTTAGTGCGTGCTGTTTTAAGAAACTTAACAAAGTCGTTAACTCCTGTAACTTTGTTACCAGGACTAGCAAATGCATTTTTTATTCTTCGGTTAAGCATTAATGACATCGCTGCAATAGCTTCGTCTGATAATTCTGCTTCCTCGTAATTTTCTTCTAATCCTTCATCTGTGTCATATTCTAAATCGTCCTCGGCATCGGAATCAAAGTCGCCTAGGTCAAAATCATCATCGTCGCTGCTTTCGAAACTAGATAACCCTTTGACTTTGGCATCAAACTCGTCGCCTGCAAAATCGTCGTCGTCCCAGTTGTTATCATCAAACTCGTCGTCGTCACCGTAACCGCTCATGTCAAACGATGCATCTTTATCGGCCCCGCCTTTCTTAGAATCATATTCGTCTTGCCACCGCTGCTGGCTATCATCGGTGTCATAAGAAAAGTTTGGATAATCTGGATCAGCATCAAATGATGCACCTCTCTTGATACCAAAGTCGTCGGACGCTTCATTTTCAGGTGCGTCTAGTTTGCCGTCTTTTGCAACTCCTACTTCGGTTGGGACAGGCAATGAAACAGGTCCTACTTCACCTGCGTCGCTACTGCCGTTTGCTGAATTAATAAGCTTAATAAGCGATGCTAGTTCGTCGGCAGTGTCGCCTTGTATTTGCACAGACTCATTTAAGGCTGGCTTTTTCTTATTCTTAGAAGTACCGGCGTCGATACCTCTAATTGTGATTGCTAAATTGTGAAATTGTTCGCGATTCATTTTATCCTCCTATAACAGATGTAGTAGTTACGCTTGTATCGATATCTTGACTAGTGCCTTGCGGCGCACCAGCTGTGGGTTCATTTTCGCGTTCGCTGCGTGCTTTTTCAAGCTCGCGCAATAGTTCCATAACGCGGTTTCCGGCCACTAATTCTTGTCCACTCACTTCGCCTTTGCTTAAATCTTCTTGCGCTAGCAATGACTCATACGGCTCCTTATCCGATACCATATTATTCGATTGGTCTTCTAGTGGTTCGTTAATGTTGTTAACCTTGATCATTGCTTCGGAGCAAAATGTATTGTCTGCAATGTATTTTTGAAGATGCTGTGCAACTGTCGGGTAACGTAATACTGCTTGGTATGACGTAACCTCCATATTCTGTAGTCTTTGAAAGTGCAATGGACTTTCTTGAATCGGAGTAGTTTTTCCCGCACTCAAGCTAGCCAATTCATACTTCTGTAAACAGTTTTCTAGCTTGTCTACAAAACCTTCTTCTATCTCGCCAGCCACGCGAATAGTAAATTCGTATGTCTTTTCGCTTTGTACTAAGTGCTCAATGAAATTCTTCATAGTAATCCTCTAATGTTTTTATTTATCACCATTCATGCCTTTTAAGCGCTCAAGGAGACTATTGCGATCTGCTACAACGTAGCCTTCGCCCTGTATAACGTTTTCGTCGGTGGGAACTTTTTTATCATTATCAATTTTTTCTTTTTTGAGCTGCAATTCGACCATCTTTAGCTTTTTATCAATTTTAGCTATTTTCGAATCTAAGCCTGTTTTAAGCATTGTACCAGCTACTTCAAATATACGTCCTGCGTAACGACTTTCGACATTCATGCCCAAATCCATTAGCTCGTCATATGCTGTCATTGCTTTTGTAGTTACTTCGTTAAGTTCAGCGTCGGACATCTCGCCTAGGCCTTTAACACCAGGTAACGCATCTGATATTTTGTCAATGCGAGAAATGTGATCCATGCGCTTGCGGTTATCAGTCTTAGCTGTTTCTACTTTTTTTACTTGCTGTTGCTCTTTATCAGCTATCTTCTTAGAGTCTGGCAATCCTAGGATGTCTTCGAGTTTCTTTGTCATGATACTTCCTTTTATAAAGTGCTACTATTATTTAGTTAAAGTAAGCTGTTACTTCCGTTTGCCGCCGCCCATGTGGTATATGTCTTTTTCGCCTATTACGCGAAAATGAAAGCCGTGCTGCTTGCAGTAGTTTCGAGCAACTGCCCACTTAACTTGATTAAGTGCCCAATGAGCTTGATTGTGCTTGCTTCGGCCGGCTTTTTCTTTAAATGTTTGATTTTCTGGCTTGACTTCGATTACTTCTACTCTTTTTTTACCGTTGACATCTACAAACGATACAAAAAAATCCGGAATATAAATTGTTTGCTTTCCAGTAAACGGATTGCGATAAGGTATACGTATTGATTCACTTGCCCATGCTTCTACATTAGGGTGTTCGTCGAAGGTTTTCATAACATGAAATTCCCACCCAGATCGATATTTAGGTGTACCTTTCCCGATATACTTTTCTGGATTTTTTACAGTGTATGCGCCCGAAGCAAATCTCGCCATATTACACTACTATGTTTCTTTTTTCGCCCCATAGAACAGAATCTTCTATGCGATACCCAAGCGTGCTTGACTTAGGCCTATTGTAATTTAATATTTCAGTAACTACAGAACTAAGTTGTACTTTATTAAGGCCTTTGAGAGTGTCAACTAATTTAAACACTTTAATGCCATCGAGCTTAGCTTGCCGTAGTAATACATTTGCAACTGAGATAGCTGCTTCCTTTCCAAAACCGCGTCCTTCAAAATATCCTACTACTGCGTCTATCTCAGCTGCTGGATAACTTAGTGGTTCTGCAAAGAATGTGTCGAAAAACTGCTTAGTGTCTTCGCTGCTGCCTTTTCTGATTTCTTGGTTGGGTAAATTTGCCATATTTTAAGTTGCTCCGTTAACTCGGGCTGAATAGTTTGGTGCGTTTCGATCAGCGTTGCCGCCCGTTGCTGGTGTTGTCTGTTCGTCGCCGCCGTTGCCGTTAGACTTGGGAATTGCAATATTAGCCAAGCCACCTGCTGCGCTACTAGCTACTTTGCCTAAAATAGAGCCAGCTAACGAAAACCCTTCTTCGCGCAAGCCCTTGCTTGATAGTTTTCTTGAATTACGTAGTGTGTTTCCGCCTTGAATAATAGTTTCAAGGCTAACGTCGCCGCTTACGATATCACCTAGCACCGAGCCAACGCCGTCTGCAAAGCCACCGTCCCCAAACACCGACACTGTACCCCCGCCTTCGATCTTAAGCGGACTAGGAGTTACGTCATAGTGCTGCGTTGCAAAGCCAGTTGGGTTGTCCTCGCCTATTTGTCCTCTGTAATAGCGGACAGCTTCGTATACAAATTCCATTGAGTTTGCAGTTGTTCCGGTGTTGTCGCTATTGTCAAGATCATCGTGTCCCCATTTAGTAATAAGAGGGTTAATAAGCTCGTATGCTTGGTATTCCTTACGGGCTAATTGATATACTGTTATTTTTGTAAAAAATGGATCAATTGATCCATTATCCAGTCCGTAGCGTGATTTGTTTAACGCAGCACCTTTATATGAACCACGAGGGTTAAACGCGCCTGTTACACTACCAGATGACGAAAAGTTATTTCCGTCCCTAAAGTAATAACGATAGTATGCTTCCATAAGTGCCGCAGTAACACCTCTATTATCATCATGCAATACAAGCTCAACTGGCTGGTATTCTACCGCTGTCTGGAAGTTCTTTTTTCGGTTATATTGGTTACGTGTTTCTACCTGTGCTTGATACTTGGGCATCTGCGCTTGCTTTACTAGCATGTTTAATTCAGTGCGGTGCCGCTGTGTTAAGAAATCTGGCATGAACCGAATTGCCTCGGGAGACATTTCAAAAGCTACGTGATATAGAAATTTATGTTTAGGCGCTAACCTAAAGCTGTTGCTACTGTAAAGATAAGACGATGTTTTTGAGTCACCGAGATTACCCTTGGGATTTAATGCACCCGAAAGAAGATTGTCGAAGAAACCTGATAGTATATTAGCCATATTGTATTTATGTCAAAAAAATAGGGAGGACTGTAATCCCCCCTATTTTATGTAGACTACTGTTTAAAGTAGTATTATATACCGCCACCTGTGATAAGTGTATTAGTAGTACGACCGACGTCTGTGCCAACACCAGTGCCCTGTGGTGACTGAACAGCGTTATCATATCTAATTTGAAGCGCTATCGAAGCTACTTCACTTGTTGCATAGTTCAGAGAACCGTAGTTTGCGTTAGTAACAAAACATCCATAAAGCTCAAATGTTTCAAGTATAGTTGGTTCAAATGCGCCGTTGCCGCCGTCTAGCATTTCAATCCGCGTTGTAAACTTGTAGTCGATACCAGAAGCCGCAGACGATTGCTCGAAGAAATCAAACTGTTTCTGTAGCTGCTCGCCGACTAGTTTTTGTACGTTGCCACTTGCGTCATCTCTTAAGTTAAGCGTAATTGCTTCCCATTCGGGCTTACCTGCTAGGTAAGCTTTTGAGTTGTATACGTCAACTACAATTTCTTGAAAGCTAACTACTGGGCGCGTTACGTCCATTACTTGTTTTGTTAATTCAGTCCTTGGCGTAGACACACCAAAGTTTTCTAGTGATACCCTAAAGCGATATTGCAGCTTAGGCATCAGCAAGCCCTGCGAACTCGCCGATGCATCACTAGCTAACGGAACTGATATTTTTGATAATGTTGAAATTGACATTTTTATTTAACTCCTATTGCTAATATTTATCTTAACCTAAACCTGCGATTTCGCCTGTATTCTTAAGTCTTAATGGTATGTAGATGAATTCTACAGCTTTTACTGGCTCGATTGCTATGTCAAGATATAGTTCACTTCTATCAATCCTTGCTGGTGTATTGTTAGTTGAATCGCAAACTACTAAGAAATCGTAAATTCCTCGCTGTCCTACTAATTCAAGCATTAAACTTTCTGCTGCTTGCTTAAGTTCATTACGTGTAATCTGATCATTTGGCTCAAACATATAAGGCTTAGCTAGTCGGTTAAGTTGGCTACGTAAATAAACAACTAGGCGCGCTACGTTGATTCTATCAAGTGAACTAGCGTTGCGTGCGCGTGTGCTCTGCCCGTAAGCAACAAGACCTGCACCCGTAATAAACGTAATTGGATTAACATCTATGCCAAACAATGTATCGCGTTGCCCTTCATTTAGCGAAGTTACTATAAATTCGCCTTCGCTGCTAACATACCCTGCCGCAGATGCATTTGTAATGCCACCACGTCGTGTTCCTGCAGGAGCAAACCACGGATAGCTAACCTGGTCACTAAGTGCAATAGTACGTAACATCATGTGACTTGGCGGAACAACTACGTTATTGCCTGCGTTATCGCTAGAAAAGCCCCATGGGTAATATATGCCCATGTATTCGTCTCTACTTACTAATCCTAGATCGTTGTCTTCAGCAACTAGGTTTACGTTAGTGCCCCAGTTATTAAGTGAAGTTGCATCCGGAGTAAGTCTAGCCGGGCTATCACCTACTATAAATGCTGACAAATCTCTATCAAAATTGAGTGATATCATTTCGCCAATTAGTTCTGGGTAACCCGGTGTTGCCATCAAGTTAAATAAGCGTGACTCGTTATCACGAATTGCGTCGTTGCTGTTTAACAGCGCCTGAAGCGCTTGAACAACAACTTTACGCTGTGCCTTGCGACCAAATGTGCCTGATCCGTCTGCTTGGTTAGCTGATTCAGTAACCCAGCGGTGTGGATAATAATTGGTCATTTCCTCGCCGTTGTTATATCGAATATTATCGGCATTAACATCAACGTAGTTTAGTTCAAAACGCTTAACGTTAAAACCCGAACGACGTAAATTCCAAAGCATCATGCCCTTTGGATATAATGCCGGATCAGGAGCGTCAAAATCTACGTAGTCACTTCCTAATAAAGCTTCAATACTTGCTGCTTCGCCAAGTGAGTTTATGCCAGCGCTATCGTAGCGTGCGTCTGCGAATATAATACCATCTTCAGAAGTTTGATCTGACGAATCAACTAAATCAAATTTCTTTGAATTATCATTCCACTTGTAAATATTCGGAAAGTTTTCGATGTCAGACGTGTCAATCCAAAGATCGCCTGTTACTAGCGCACTAACGCCGTCACTCTGTGTTGTTGGCCTACTTGCAGAGACCATCGGTCCGGTAGCATTCGTGCCCGGTACCTCATTTAAATAGCCATCCCATGTTATGCCGGTGTGTATCATGATATCAACTTCGTCAATCACGGAGCTATACCAAAGTGTGTCTTGCTCCGTAAGTGCAGTCGGTGCATCTGCACCTGATTCTACAGATAACTCTGACCAGTTCGATGCTACGAACTCATTTGCGGTGTCGCCTGCAGGTGCAGTATAGAAATTCAAAGTGCCTGCGTTGGTATTGGAGTTATACACAACAAAGCCCATCTCGGTAAAGTATCCGTCGTCATCATCAATACGTATTTCTCCACCAGCGCCGTGCTGTATTACTACGCGATTAGACGCGTCTACGCTTGCGGTAATATTAGTAAATCCTGCTGCGTTAATTGCTGTGGCAATATTTTCTGCATCAGCAGCCGCCGTGCCTGAGCCGGTCGCTGCTGTTACCGAACGTGCTGCGGTAAGTGTAGCTGAGCCAACAATACTTTCTTGTATGTTAACATCAAATCCAGAAGAAACAGCGGCATCGGTAATAATTGCTGAGCGTATAATTGTTGGTCCTGTGCTTGCTCGACGGTATATTTTAAAGTTAGCAATTGGTGATGCTGCTTCTGCATCGTTATACTTAACAAAAGTGTCGCCAACTGCAACGTTTAATCCGCCGCCTGCTCGATCTAAATTAAATAATGCAGTTTGTCCGGTTGCATATAAAGGAGCTTCGACTGCATCAAAGAGTTGTGTGTCTGCATTGTATACATTAACTCTCCAACGTGCACCTGCATTTGGCTGAGTTGTCTTAACCCATACACTGCCACTAGGGCGAGTTTCTGTATCAGCAGTTTTAAATGCAGGTACTGATGTATGCGGTCCAACGTTTAGCGCTGGTGGAAAATATTCAGCTGCTGCAATTCCGATATCCGTAAGTACAGTATTTGTGCCGTTAGTGATATCTAGAGACACGCCAGTTGAATAAACTTCAAGTGCATTGTTAACTGCTGCTGCCGTTACGCCTGCTATAGCCGGTGCATTAATTGCCGCTACAATATCAGCAAGGGCGTCGCTTGCTGCGATCGTAATTGTTGTGCTGTTTATATCAAACGTACCGCCGTTTGCAGAAGTCGGAGCACTTACTGTGCTGCGTATAGTTGGATGGCTTTCTATCCAAAAACTCGAACCAACCTCTACCCACGCGCCTGCACTGTTTTTGTAATAAAGTTTGTTTAGTGAAGAAGTCGATACTAGCGCATAGCTTCCGATAGCACCCACTGATCCATTTGGCTTGCCGCCGGCTGCTTGAGCTGCATTAGTAATAACATTTATTGGCTGTAAGTCAAACGACTGGCCGCCCGTAACTGAAACAGGATTGCCATTCCATTCAAATACGCCAAGTGTAGTATTTTGTGTATCAAACCAGTATGTTCCGTCTGCAGGAGGACCGGCTGGTTCAGTAGCATTAGCTTCTAGTGCTCCTGTGTCTATGTCTGCGCGTACAACCCATGCTCGATTACTTACTCCAAGTAACGAATATGCTGCTTGCAATCCGTACTCGTTTAACTCGCCAGCATTAACTGGATTGTTGCCTGAATCTGTTTGAAAAATTGGATCACCAAAAGTCTCAGCTAAATCACGTTGTGATGTTAGTAAGTACGGAACGCCTGCGTTCGCCTTTAGTGTGCCTTGTGCTGTGCCAGTGCCTGCTGGGTTTGCTTTGTCTTGCGCACTGACCACAAAAATCATTGGAACTGTACCGGGTGCTGCGGGGGTATAAAAACTTTCGTCAATTACCGTAACTTCAACGCCTGCTGATGATAATGCCATGTTAAATCTCCTCTGGTCTTAAAATAACTAACTGTATTTAGCACCCAATCTAAAAAAGTACCGTATAAGACATGCGCAAAAGGGGCCAAAAAGGTTAGCAAATACAAAGAGTAACTAAATAGTGGCAATACGCAATAAGTGAGAGTGAGTTCATGAGACCATTATGTATATGTAAGCAGAGACCAGCAGCCATTAACTACCGCAAGAACGATAAAGTATATTATAGAAGATTATGCGAAAAGTGCTTAAGGCACGGCAAGGCCGGGCACGGAATACCCAAGTGGAAACTAGCAGGGTATAAGAAAAAGACTGATTGCGAAAAATGCGGATTTAAAAGCAATTATTTAGAACAATTTAACGTGTTTCACGTCGACGGTGATCTAAATAATTGCCGATTGATTAATTTAAAAACAATATGTGCTAACTGCCAGAGGATTTTGCAAAAAGAGGGAACTCAATGGCGTCAAGGTGCCCTTGTACCAGATTTCTAAGATCGGCCTTAGTTCCGTCGTTATCTAATACATTATCGAAATTTTCGTCTGGTTGAATCCACGACGTTTCGCTTGGATGTATATCCCGCGGCATGATTCCCGATTGCGCATTAGCAAACCATCCGGGAGGAATACCTCGACGAACTTGCCACACTTCGCCGCCAATTTGTTGTATCATACTAATTTCATTAGGAAACCTAGTGTCCGGTAGTACGTAATTCACAGTAGGATTTTGTAGAATTTTTTGCTTTACAATAGAAACCCAGATATCGTTATAGAATCCCCGGCGCATGCATTCAGTGCCGTACAATTGTAATACAAGTCTAGGGGTAATTTCTTGACCAGTTTCTTTAGACCAAAACTCATCCGGTTCTTCTCGCCATGCTCTGCTTTCTTCAGTATCGCCTTCAAGCAGTTCGCGCGGGTAGTCAAACAAAACTGCTGCAGAATCTTTTAATTTGTCCGCAAAGCTAAGTTTTTTAAAATTGTAATCTTCAATAAGCATGTCACCTACGGTTCCTTTGCCAGAACCGATCAATCCACAAACGCCAATTATCATTATTATTCTCCTTTGTTACTGCTATGATAACAAAGAAATGGCATTTTGTCAATCAAAAGTTTTCGAACTTATACGTGAAAGCTTTCGCCGCAGCCGCATGCACTTTTAGAGTTAGGATTATTGAATTCAAATCCTTCGTTTAGACCGTCCTTTACGAAATCTATTTCAGTGCCAGCAAGTACAATAAGACTTTTAGTATCGACTACTAAACTAAAGGAACCTTGCTCAAACGCAGTGTCCTCAACGTCTAGTGTATCTACAAACTCGAACACATACGACAGCCCAGAACATCCAGCAGTTTTGACACCAACCCGTATTCCCATGCCCGATCCTCGAGTCGCTAGCTGTTGCTGCATGTGTGCTCTTGCACGCTCTGTCATTGTCATAACCATTTTAGTGTCTCCATAAATTCTCCTAGATTGCTTTCCCACACTACTGTTACTGTGTAACCCAGCGATTCTAAATATGCTTGCCTTGCGGCATCCAGCTGCCATTTTTCTTTAGCAGTTTTCTTCAAATGCGGATGATAAAAATCTTCTGTGTACATCTTTGGATTACAGTGCCAGTAGTCTCCGTTAATCTCAATAATATGCTTAGATTGCTTGTTAATAAAATCAACATTATAATAACTTATTTGTATGTTATTTTCGTAGTTAGGCAATAATGGCAAAACTTGATCTTCTAAACTACTGCGTTTATTCTTTAGTAATACTACGTTAGCCTTAGACATTGACAAAGAGTTTTCTAAGCGCCGTCTGTCAGCTACTTCCTTGCCATACATCTCATTCCAGGTTTTGCCTTTAAATCTTCCGCGATTAGCGTCACCGATTTTCGCCGCCGCAGACGCAGTATGCTTCATTCCTAGCCTAGGATGTCCGTCCTTTGCCCAGCGTTTTGTTCTTAAGTCCATCGATACTGAAACTTTAGCTTGATATGCCGGATCTTTTTTTTGTGCTAGGCTTTTTTGCCGCTGGACGTTCCTAGCAGCAGGATCGCTAAATTGCTTGGTTGTGATCTGACTTGCTAACGCATTTTTGCATAATTTTGAACAAGTACGCGCTGGCTTTTTTAAATTCTTCGGTGCAAACTTGTTATTACAAATTTCACATTTCATTACACGTTACCCCCTGTTACTATTTATTAGATAGATAGTAACAGGGGGTAAGTTATTGGCTTTACACTCTATATTAGGAGCTAATTACAGGTTGTGTTTCATTTTGTAATCAGCGACAGCAGCCTTAATGCAGTCTTCTGCTAGTACAGAGCAATGGATTTTACCGGCGGTAGAGCTAGCTCTTCTGCAAGGTGAGTATTTTTAATCAACCCTGCTTCGTCTAGTGTCTTGCCCTTTACCCATTCAGTTAATAACGAGCTAGAGGCAATTGCCGATCCACAATTATGAGAGCCTACTCTGTTAGTAAAATAGACATGGGCACCTTCCTCTAGTTTAAGGTCATACACCATCACTTGTCTATTAGCGTTGCGCTTGGTTCCTCGTAACTGATTCCCGTGTGTTATTTTTGATATATTTAAGATCTTCATTCCGTTGTGTATAAAATTTTGTGTTTTTTCAATAGAATTATCAATATCTTCAATAGCTAAGCACAGTGTATCGTAGCCTGCTGATTTTAATTGCTCGGTTCTACGCTCGACATATCCCGACGTATCGGATCTATCTTCCATAAATACCGGCATTCGTTTTGTGTAGACCTCTATACATTTTTTCTTCCCCGGTATAATAAAATCCGGACTAGCAGGACCGTCTGATGTTTGAATCCAAATTTTTCCTGCCGAGTACCTTGCGGCTACGTTATGCTCGGCGAACAGATCTATAAACTTTTGCTCTATTGATGTAATACCGTGTGTATCAGCGGTTGCCATTCCCATTTTCCACTTTTCAACATACTCCGGATTAGCCCAATTTTTCTTGCTCGCTAATGATGACCTTTCTCTTTTTAAGCTAGGGTTTTTGCACACGTACCCTGGTTGATTTTGAGGCAACAAAGAATGGTCACTTGATTTATTAAATTCTATCATACGTTTCGAATTACTATCTTTAATGTAGTCGCGATGCCGTACATTGGTTAGTTTTCGCAATTCGTATTCAGTAATCTCATATAACTCTTCACCGGCTACTAGATCCTTTGCTAGTATTGGGCTGTTATCGTGGTTCCAAAAAACATGTTCATTAGTACATATTAATTTAAACGTTCCTGGGTTCATTCCGTGTCGGTGCGATTCTCTTTGAAACTCAACTACGATTAGTTCTTCTACATCGACATATCTGGTGATAATTTCTTTAATTTTATTAGGTACAATATCAACACCGTTCCAAGCAAGTACTTCGTCGCCTACGTTTAAATTTTTCATCATCACCGTGTGTGTTGGTGTATTAACTCCGGTATTTCCTACAAAGCAGCCATACGTTTTGAACTTTGCATCTTCAATAATGCCATCGTCACTTACTTGTATTTGCAAGCGCATAACGTCACCGCAAGCAGGAGCTCCTACCATGCCAGTTCCGACATTAATGGACTCTGCATCCATCTTGCCTACGTTTCTTGGGTTTTCATAATGATCAATTACGGCTTCTGAATATGCCATCTATTTTTCTCCTCTTAGTTTAAATAATTCCTTTTCTGCTTTCTTATACAGCTTAATTAGTTTATTGCGTATTTCGCCGCGCGGCAAATCGTTCACGTCAATAAAATGTACGCGGTGGTCGTTGTGCGTTGTTTCTGCCATAATAAGCTTTTCGACTTCTTTGAGCTTTTGTGTCTTATTGCCGCCTTTTATTTTCTTAACAAACCGATCCCACCAATCTTCAGGTAACGTTTCTATCTTGTATTCGTCTCTATCCATTGTGTTTACCTAATTCCTCTGTTGTAGATTGATGCGGTAACACAATTACAGAATCACATTTATCACACACACCAACTAGTACATTGTTAAAGAGTCCGGTGTTATCGTTAAAAGGTGTATCCCTTAATTGAAATGTTACATCTTGAAATGACTCGCAAGTATTACAAGCAGCTCTTTTGGTATCGCCGACTTTTAAAATTTTCATGATACATCTGTGTTGTGTTTATCTAATTCTTCTGCTAGCCTTCTATGAAACGATTCCTCGCCGTCATCGCCGGATACTAGCCAGTCGATGCGCTGTGCATAGATAGCTGCTTTGTGTAAATGTTCCAACGCTACCTTAAACTCAGCAATAGTTTCTTCACTAAGCTCTCTATCTTCTGCATTTTCTCGAATTAATTCTTCAACGCTGTCTACTATATTATCAATTTTACACTGTTCGTAATTAAAATATCCGCCACTCATAATTCTCTCCAAATAAATACAGTTTAACACATACTGCTAGGCATGTCAAGCTATTGTTTATTCAATATTCCAAACACTGCTATTCTTTAATCGACCCTTGCTACCTACTTCAATAAACGTATCCCATTTAACAAGTATGCATCCGCACAGCTCATAAGCTTCGTGCCTCGGAGATGATGAAAATTCACCAGATATCATACCTAGTCGTTTTGCACCAAATGCCAATAAGTAATCCCACGCCTCGTCGTTAAGCGTCATGGATTGTTTACTGTTTACAATTTGGTCCATGTCTTTGTATCTAACGCCGTCACCTCTAGTCCATACTCTAAAGGAGTATTTGTAATCAAGCCAGCCGCTAGTTTTGGGTGTAAAATTGTTTGCTATAGTATGTATATCTTTTAACGCCACGATATTCTCCTGTAAATTATGCATTGTACACAAAATTAGCACAGAAGTCAAGTAATTAGCCGATTAAGAAGCCATAGCGCGAATCTTCATATAGCTGCTTCATTGTTTTATGGCACTTCGTGCCTTTGCTATAATTTTCCGACGTAATCATCATTCTTAAGTTTGTCCAGTGACCTATTATGTACGGAGGAATTTCTTCACGAAATCCTGCTTGTATGCTGTATATATGATCCAAGTCGTATTCGCTTCTATTTAAACGAGTTGGGTTAATACTATCAAAATGTGTAATCCAACTTTCCTTTGTAAATTTAATTACAGCATCGTAATACAATCGACGACTAGTGCGATCTTCTCTTGCAGTAATTGTTCCTTTACTAAGTTTTGTTTGATACCACTTTTCTTTAACTTCGGGCAACATTAGTGTTGAATGCACTCCGTACTTTTTTAAATTAGTTGCACTGATCTTTTTGTATCGCGCAGCAGATTCCTCTTTAGTTGGCTGCCAGGATTTAATTCTTCCTGTTGCATAGCCTTGCCGTAATGTAGCAGTACGCTTTGTGTTTGCTGCGTCTGTTTGAGTGTTGTTTAGGCCTCTTATATTTCTATAAGAAGTGCTAGCTGATCGATTAATTGTTTCGAGATATCTGTTTTCCCACCATTTAACAAATTCCCCTGTAATAGGACACACTGGCCTTTCGTATACTTCATTAAGCACATGCCACGTCCGTTGCTTAGCCTTAGCGGCAGTTGGCAAGAAAGCTGTTAATGTCAGTATTTCTTGCCAAAGCTCAGGATGCTGTTTATACAAGTACCTAGTGGCGTTCTTGTTATAACTTGTGTCGTTTTCGATAATTTTAATAAGAGTAGTTTTCATACTCTTATTTATCTTATCCAATAAAGAAACCTAGCCGATTATGAAGCTATAGCCGGCCCCGCCCGCTACCTGTTCACTTACGTCTTTCTCAAGTTTTTCCATTTCTGCCTGCGCTTCTGCTTTAAGTGCATCCCCGTTAAGTGCGGTTCCGCCTTGCGGTCCTGCTATAGTAGAAAACTTAGATCGTGCTTCGCCTAGCATCATCTTACAAACAGCAACCGTGTAATCCTTAATCCATTGATTAGTTAAGTAATTGTCAATCAGCTCGCTGTCGGGCTTAAACGTATACGCATGTAACATAACAATTTCTTCACCGCGCGGGCGCTGATACAGCGATATTTTCTTAGTACTTGAATTCCACGAAAAGTCTATGTACCCGCCGAACATTCTTGCTACTAGCTCTTGTCGTCCTGCAAACAACTCGTAAGTAGCAAGGCCTCCCATGCTAGTGCTTGACAGTAAGTATGCGTTTGTATATGCTAGGTTGAACGGCTCGAACGTAGTTGCTCCACCGCCGTTGCCTGATCTTGCTCCAACTGCTCGTCTAAATATTTTTCTTACTTCGATTACTTCTTTGGGAAGAATGTAATCGTTTTGGTCTTCAATAAGAGTAAGAAAAATGTAACTTTCTTGCACGGAATTGTCAGTTCTTTGTCGCAATCTGCTTAGCGCTTTATCGAGTGCTAATTTGTAGTGTTTTGGATCTAAGTCCACGTCGACCATGCCGTCGCCTAAAATAGTAGCAGCATAATCGTAAATTTCTTGTTTCTGTGTAGCTAAGTCTGACATCTATTATCTCCTGTACTATATTTATCGCGGCATAAATATAAGTATGCCGAAATTAAGCCTTTACAAGCCCCAGC